GCCGATGCTTGGATGGAAGCTGGATATAAGTATGCAACCAAGATTGAAAAAGATTCAATGCGAACAGTCAATTACCTTTTGAAAGAATTTGAAATGAAAAAGTCTGCTGATTCATATCAGAGGGCATCTATTGCAAAAACTGGTGGTTTAGGTGGAATGACTAATCCTATTCAAGCAAATACAGTTTTGGAATGGGAAAATCGTAAAGAAGATTTGAACGATGATACTGGAAAAGATTACTGGTATGTAAATGCTCCTGAGTCTAATTTAGATTCCATTATCAACTACAAAGATTGTTTGAGTTCCCTCAAAGAATGGTATGAAGATGGTGGAATTGGAAGTTATAGTAGTCGATGGGTAGAAGAAGGAGAAGCTAAAAATTATGCCGATGCTTGGATGGAAGCTGGATATAAGTATGCAACCAAGATTGAAAAAGATTCAATGCGAACAGTCAATTACCTTTTGAAAGAATTTGAAATGAAAAAGTCTGCTGACTCATATCAGAGGGCATCCATTGCAAAAACTGGTGTTCTGGATATGATGAAAATGCACTCTTATAGGTATAATGAAGATATATTCAAGAGAATCAGTATCACGCCGGGAGATAAGAATCATGGTTTGGTAATGTTTCTTGATTGGTCTGCATCAATGGCAAATCAACATCACGATTGTTTCAAACAGTTACTTCAAATTGTTTGGTTCTGTAACAGGGCCGGAATTAAGTTTGAAGTTTATGCATTTACCGATAGTGGATGGCCAATCTTAGGAGAAGAAGATGGTGGTAGAAGGAGAAGTAGTGAAAAACCTGAAGATTCCCCAACTTGGAATTTCAAAAGACATGATTTGGTTTTGGGAAATCACTTGTTGTTCAATATTTTTTCAGATAGAATGTCAAAACAAGAATTGAAAAAGATGGTTTATTACTTGACTATGACAACTCTTTCAATTTCTGCAAGTCGTGGATATGGTCGAAGTTGGGAAGATGGTTGGAAGAATGAAATTACGGAATCCCTTCCAGAAGAACATTTGGATTATGCTCGATATAATTCAGTTCTTCCTATTCCAGATGGTTGGCATTTGGGTGGAACACCTCTGAACGGAGCTATTGTCAATGCAATGAATTTCATTCCTAAGTACAGAAGTAAAAACAATATCCAGAAATTAAATATTGTTTTCATTACAGATGGGGCTTCTAATGATAATTCTAATTGGAGAGTTGGTGATGACCTTGATAAAGAATTTGCAAGAGGCAAAGAAAAGGTAATTTATTCTGACCCTGTAACTAAAAAATCATACAATCGTTCAGAAGTTTACAGTTATTCAAATAGAACTACTAAACTACTTTTGAAAATGTTGAAAGATAGAGTAAAATGTAATGTGGTTGGATTTTTTCTCGCTGGTTCTGGAAATGGGAGAGTTTCAAATCATGATTTGATGTATGTGTTTCCTAATCAAGATATGAAAATGCTTCGTAAGACTCTCAGAAAAGATAAAGTTTTGGTTAGTGAAACTCAAGGATATGATGAATACTATTTTGTTGCCGGTGGTTCTAGTTTGAAAATTGATGATGGTGAACTTGATGTCAATGGTGATATGACCAGAGGAAAGATGGCAAAAGGATTTACAAATTACATGAAAGGAAAAGTAGTAAATCGTGTACTTCTCAACAAATTTGTTGATCAAGTTGCATAAAGTGCCATTTTTGCCTTGACTTTTCTTTGGGAATTTGAGATAATAGTAGTGTAAAGTGAAAGAAGGAAATGGTTTCCTTCTATTTTTGATAACTCCGTTTGGAGAATATATTATGTATACTGTGAAACAAAAAGAAAGTTTGGATGCGTTTCGAGCTTTCGTAGGTACAGAAACTTTTTCTAGAGCAGAATATAAAGAGTTTGCTGAAAAGGCTTCTGAACTTGGAGTAATAAAACCCCGATTTTTAATTAAGGGTAAAAATGCTGTTGAAAGGATTAGTCGTGGAAATTATAAATTTCCATCAGAAGGGAATGTTCCCTTAGAAGTTGTAGTTAAAAAATTACGAGAGGAAACATCCTCAACAACTTCTGTTCCAGATACAGTAACCAATTTAATGATGTCAACTGATATTGAAAAAATGGTTCCCGAAAAGTTTGAAGGTTTTGTTTCTTGGGGCTACTTTAAAGAGATAAAATCGATAATTCGTTCCAAGATGTTTTACCCAATATTTGTTACTGGATTGTCTGGTAATGGTAAGACTTTGAATGTACAAGAGGCGTGTGCCGAACTTAATCGTGAATGTGTCAGGGTAAACGTAACCATTGAAACTGATGAAGATGACCTTATTGGTGGTTTTCGTTTGGTAGATGGTGAAACCAAGTTTAACTTGGGGCCAGTCGCAATCGCAATGGAACGTGGTGCAGTTTTACTTCTGGATGAAGTTGACCTTGCATCAAACAAAATTATGTGTCTACAACCAGTACTGGAAGGTAACGGAATTTACATTAAGAAAATTAACCGTTATATCAAACCGGCTAAAGGTTTCACAGTTATTGCAACTGCGAACACTAAGGGTCGTGGAAGTGATGATGGTAAGTTTATCGGTACTAACATACTGAACGAAGCATTCCTTGAAAGATTCCCTATCACAATGGAACAACCTTATCCTGCTCTGGCAGTTGAGAAGAAAATCGTTCTTGGTTCAATGGCCAAATATGGTAAAGTTGATGAAGATTTTGCTGAGAAATTGGTAACGTGGGCAGAGGTTATTCGTAAGACCTATTTTGAAGGTGCAGTTGATGAACTGATTTCAACTCGCAGACTTGACCACATTGTCAAGGCATTTACAATCTTCAAAGATAAACTGAAGTCAATCGAAATGTGTACTAACCGTTTTGATGAAGATACTAAAACCTCATTCCTTGACCTCTACTCTAAAGTAGATGCAGGGGTTGACCTTGATGAAGAAGTTTCTGAGGAAGAAGATGAGGAAAAAGAGGAATCTACAGAGGATATGCCTTACTAATGAGTATAAATAGTTTTAGGGGTCAGGGAAATGGTTTCCTGGCTCCTATTATTGTATCCGCCGCTTAGGGGATACGCTTTTATTAATCTTGCTTACAAAAGGAGATACTATGGTTACGCAAGCATTAACACAATTCGATCCATTTCGGATCGCAAAATTCGGAGTAGGATTTGATTCCATGTTGGATAGAATTCAATCCGATTTCTTCTCTGATTCCTTTCAAGGAACTCAGAACTTTCCCCCATATAATATTATAAAACGTGATGAAATCACATATGATATTGAAATGGCTGTTGCTGGATTTTCAGAAGATGATCTGAAAATTGAGTATGCAGATAACACTTTAACAGTAAAATCTGTAGATCAGAATCCTTTCAAAGAGGACAAGAAAGCTGATGAAACAGATTTCGTACATCGTGGAATTGCTGTAAGGCAATTTTCTCGCCAATTTTCTTTGGCAGATGATGTTATTGTTACAGGAGCAAAACTAAAGAACGGTATGCTTTCTATCGGTATGGAAAAAGTAATTCCAGAAGGTAAAAAGAAACGTACTATAGAAATTGCTTCTTAGTAATCATAGGGGGCGAAAGCCCCCTTTTATATTATAATTATATTATGTTAAGTTAAAAAGGTGAATGTTGAAAAGAATCCACAAGGTAACAGCATCAGAGTTTGTTGCAGAACGCCATTACTCAGCTGTTATGCCCAGCCTAACAAAGTTTTTTCTTGGATATTTTATGTCAGGTGAGATGGTTGGGGTTATTACATTTGGCTGGGGAACGAGGCCAAAACACACAATTCAAAAACTATTTCCTGAGCTCGATACAAAAGATTATTATGAAATTGGTAAGATGTGCATGGATGATGCAATGCCCAGAAATAGTGAATCTCAAATGTTGTCAATGGCAGTCAAGTGGTTAAAAGAAAATACAGACATCAAATATCTTTTCACATGGGCAGATGGTATTGTTGGTAAGCCTGGATATGTGTATCAGGCTGCAAACTTTCTGTATGGTGGATATTCCAT